CCGACCTTATGATACAGCTGGACGTCAGGATGATGTCCAACATTTAAGTTGGAGGCCCCCTCAGACAAGTGGAGAACAGACCGAAGGCACGCAGTTGCCCCGAGGGGGCGCGTGTCCAGGTCCGAATGATTCCACGACAGCTTCTCATGTTCGTATGCCAGCCTGTAGTTCGCAAGCGGGCCACACGGATGCATGCGGTAGGAGGAGTAGTAAGGGAACTCTGCATCCGTATACGGAAGCTCCTTTACATTTGTTTGCGTCATTCCTGCACCCCCAGGATTCAACATGTAGCAGCCCCTCCCCGAGCCGACCGTCCTGATGATCGCACCGACTTGGCCCTGTGGGTGTTCCGAACCATAGCCAATGTTGGTGACGAGCGGCATGCACGTGTGCATATCTTTCACAATCTCGCTCAGAGGGAACTGACTGCGGCACAACGACAGCTCCTGCCAGTCCTTGACATTGCCGTTGTATGCCACCTTCGCCTTGTAGATGTGGGAACCGCGCCACCCAACATACGACGGGGAGAAGAAAGCCGTAGGGGTGCACAGCCGCTCCGTCTGATTCACATACATCTGGGCTGCCTCGTCGCACCGAGTTAAGACACCCTCTGTGAGGCCAGTGGGAATGAAGGTGCCACCGTCAAGCTCTCCTGTGTTTGTGCCCACATCAACATCGTCGCTCAGCCGCCCAGGAGGAAGCGGCATGACTGGGAAGAGCAACGACGTGCTCCAGCCCGTACTATGCTTCACCGACGTGGCATTTATGATAGGAGGATGTGGATACCAGTCAGTGTAAGAATAGATATCTTCGTTGTTGCGAGTCTGCATCTGTTGCATCAGTTTGACGTAACGATACTTGCTCGAGCGTCTCATCAGCGTCTTCAGACTTCTCACCTTCTCTCCACCATACACATTGCTCGCTGGCACGATTCCGACAGCTGGCACAGAGTTGTGAGTCTCCATCTCTGGATCGCCTGAGAGATCCGGAGGATCACCGCTCTTCAACATCTGGAAAGAGATCGGCACATCTAGG